CGCTGGTCGCGGAAGACGCCGCAGCGCCCGTGGCGGATAAGTTTCCCCTGCTCTACGGCAGCCCGGATGTATTTCTCGGCAGTGGTGCGGTGCAGGCCGAAAATGGCGACAACATCGTTTGTCGTTGCGCGGCCATGTTTTTTCACAAGCTCGATAATCCAGGCGATGAACAGGGTGCGCTCGCGTTGAGTTTTTGGTCTTGGCATAGTCACACCCTTCTCACTTCACAGCCCGCAGGTGTGACACTTTCCCGCGATAGCTTGCCCAGTCGAAATTGACCCAGATACCACCGTCCATTCGAAGACGATCCACGACGCGCGCGCCGAGTGTGGCCACCAGCTCGTCGTAATTCAGGTTGCTCAGGATGCCGACCGGTCGCATCGAGGAGAGCCGACGGTCAATCACCTGGTTGATGATCACCTTCTCACCACTGGAGCCGCGCTGGATGCCAACTTCGTCCAGCACCAGGAGATCGACGTTACACAGGTCGTTAAGCAGCGCTGATTCAGATTGCCCGCCGTCGTAGCACTCGCGAACACGGAGCATCAGGTCAGGGATGGTCACCACCAGAACGGAGTGCCCGGCTGCCAGCAGATGGTTGCCGATCGCTGCCGCCAGATGATTCTTGCCGGTGCCCGGAGCGCCGCTGAACACGAAGCTTGCGAATCCGCCGCCAAAGTTTTGCGCGTAGCTCTTCGCCATGCTGTAGGCCTGGCGCTGTTCCGGGCCTGTCACTTCGTAGTTCGCGAACGAGCAGCTGCGGTGCAGGGCCTGTATTCCGGCACGACCAAAAATCTTCTCAGAGCGGGCGCGCTGGTTTTGCTTCTCGATTTGCTGGCAGTGTTTACGGCCCTCTTCCTGCTGCCATGCCTGCCACTCTGCGACGCTGCTGAATTTTGGCTGCACGCTGGCCGGGATAAACTTCCGCAGGCGCTCAAGCGCGCTGCCGGTGCCGATTGCGTTTTTCATGGTTACCCCCTGAAGCCCGTTGGAATTTTTTTGTCTGGCTGGGAAATGTGATTCACATCCCGGGCCGCCTTGCGGTTGTTAAGACCGAATTTTGGCTTGAACAGCCCCTGATACCCGTTTGCGATACTGGTGTTGATCACAGCTACCGGATCGTGACCTTCGTCCAGGCACTCTTTCAGCAGACGGAACGCTTTGGTGACGGTCAGTTCAGTTTTGATGGCTTTGCCAGACTGCTGACGGTAAGCGACCCACTCATTCCAGGACGACGCATCCAGCCATTCAGGAACCGGGATACTCAACGGATCAAACTTCACCTTCCCCCTTGGGGGATTAGAGGGGGTTAGATCTGTATTTATATTTGTCTTTGGAAGAATGTCTTTGGTGTTCCCTGTTTTCGGGGATCCCTTTCCCTGTTTTCGGGGATAACCATCCCCGTTTTCAGGGATGGTTTGAGGGGTATTTTTGCCATCCCCGTTTTCAGGGATAGCTGTCCCTTTTTTCAGGGATAACCATCCCTGTTTCTGGGGATTGTAGACACTGACTTCAGGGACCGAGATAACCCATGTGACAGCTTCAGCAGCAGGGAAAGTCACTGGGCATCTTGTGCAATTTGGCTTGGTGTAAGCCCATTTATCCAGGTTGGTATTAATCCCTATGTATCTGGTTTGCCCGATGCGGCGCAGGATGATGATGTTCCGATAGGCGAGGCTCAGCACGGCCTCAGAAACGTGCTTCACCTTCAGCGTCGTTTTATCGGCAATGAGACTGTTAGCGATCCTGTCTGATTTTTTGGACCAGCCATAGGTCAGCCGAACGATGGCATTCAGTACCCGGAACTCACGCCCGGATAGCTCAACGATACACAGGGCATCCTGGATCTGATTGGCTAAACGAAGATAGCCATTTTCCAGATCAGCCATGCGGCTCTCCTGTTGCTCCTGCTTTGGAGCGGGGAATTTGATAACTTCAGCGGTATTTGACATACTCATCTCCGCAATTACGCTCTGTTTTTGCATCAGAAAGCCGTTGGTGTTCGAGCACCGCGGCTTTCGCCATTTTTAACTCCGTCATACAACCCCCAGCATCGTTGTAACCATCGCCATAAGCGGTGCTACCGAATCCGGTCCATCCAGGTAGAACCTCGCCACGATGCTTTCGCTGATCTCCTTCAGGCGCTCGTGCTTTGGCGCTCTTAAAATCACAGCTTGGATTGCTTCGGCATCTTCTTTAACGGCTGCGGCTATGCGCACAGAGGCGCAATCGCTTTTCACCACGCGATCACGGTACGCCAGCGGCAAAACCGAAATGATGACCGGCTCCAGTTGCTCGACGTTCGCCCGGTAGACTGAAGACTTCTCCTTGTTATCCAGCCAACGAAACAGCTTCACATTCCATACATCGGCATTGCAGCTGGTGTCGATCCCTACCAGCCCCGCCTCTTCAACCGCTTCTTTGATTGCCAGGGCTACAGCCACACGTCCCTCTGCTGCCGCCCAGGCGCGAACAGCAGAACAGATGGCGCGGTGATCAATCTTTTGGCTATCCCTCTCATCCTGTTGAAACTGGAATGTCAGGCGCTCTGCTGCCGCTCTGTTATTCTGTTGGAAAGAAAGTGTTTGCATGGTTAGTGCTCCTGACGCGGTAAACCATCAGTTGGGTTTGGGTAGGCACCTGGATCAATTTCGTGGGGCGTTACAGCCCAGTTGAGGACTTTGCAAAGAGGGACAACACGTCCCGCAGGGACTTTCCCTTGGCTCATCCATTTGCTTACTGCCTGAGATGAAATGCCAAGCTGCGCACCAATGTCGACACGCGACATGGTATTGGTGATTTTTTCTTTAAGTGATTTGTTCATTGGGCCTCCTGTCAGTGGAATGACATGAGGATACTCAGCGAAACTTTAAGTTGCAAGAAAAACGAAACAAATAGTTGGCGTGCTAGGCGAAACCAAAGGTTGTAAAATAACAATATGAATAAAGTCGCTCATCCCGTATTCGCAAAAAGAATCAAACAGGTCATGACCGAAAATGGCTGGAATATGGCCGATCTCGCAAAACAGGTCATGCTCTCCCATACGGCTGTCCAAAACTGGTCAAAGGGAAAAACAGTGGCCAGTGGCGAACGCCTGAAACGCCTTGCAGCTGTTTCACGTAAGCCCGAGCACTGGTTCTTTATGGATGAGGATGGGGATGCAGAGAATGTCGCGCTAACCACCAGCACACGCAGAGAGCTTGACGAAAAAGAAGAGGTTTTATTATCCCTCTTTAACCAGTTGCCTGAGGCAGAAAAGCTGCGCCTCATACTGCATACAAAGACCGTGTTACACGAAATTGATCTTCTCAAAAGTGATGTGTTTGACATCATCCACAATCAGCAAAAATAACAAGCCATAGTTTCTCGCCAAAATGAGACACCCGCCTGAGGTGTCTTTTTTTATACCCAAGCGAAACTTTTTGTTTCTTCAGCTTTACATGCGAAACTTTAAGTTGTAGTCTTCAATGCATCGACAACAAGCGCAGTGTTGTCAGGTTAAAGAAATGTTCCGCCAGCCTGGCGACAAGGGCAAACAGGTGATTGAGATGAAAATTAATCCAGCAGTACCAAACAGCGGTCGCGCCGTTCCAATGCGCAACCAGCGTACCGGCGCAGCATGGCTGGTCTCTTTTAACTACAGCGAAGGCATGTACTGGCACGAACCGCAGGGCAACCTGCGCCACATCCGCCGCCCGTATGCATCACGCAATATTGAACCGCATCTGGTTCCGGCAGGTACACATTGATGGGCACCTTATTCGCTCTCGTCCTGACCATCGGCATGACCAATGGTGAATTTCAGGATGTCGTTCTCGATGTTTATGACAGTCAGCAGCAATGCGAGCAGGCCGCCATCGAACAGAAGGTTTCTGGAGATTGCTACCCGGTAGAACGGATCGTCCGCAGTGACGAAGTGCCAGCGGAAACCACGGTTAAGTTCTGAGGAGATGATGATGCAGAAGACATGCGCATACTGCAGCAACTCAATCGAGCAAGGGAAAGAAGTTAAAAACGTATTGATCTTCATCCGCGGCGCCCAGCTGGCGCGCGAACAACGTAATTACTGTTCTACGCGTTGCGCTTCGTACGACCAGATGGCCCACGAAGCCTAACGTTAAACCCGCGCAAGGCGGGGTCTACGTCCGGTGCCACCGACCAAAGTACACCGGAAAACTACTCAAAACCAAAAACACACCCAATGGGCGCTATCTCTGGCCCGGGGATCTTACATCCAAAAATGAGGATCTGACATGGAATTTTTCTATGTGGTTAAGGCCACCCAGAAATCCGGTAAGCAAGATGCAGTGATTTGGTTCACTGCGAAAAGTGCAGCGCGCGCCGCCCTGACGCTCGATGTCGCGCTGGAAGACGCCGACATCGAAACTGGGCGCGGTAAGGACTACGCCAAGCCTGTACGCACCGATATGCCGATTGTTGACGACCTGCCAGAAGAAGGCGTGATTGATTACACCTGGTGCGAGCGCTACACCCTGGCCGACGACCAGCGCACCTGGAACGCGATCCCGGGTGCCGCATCTCAAAGCGAAACAGCCATCTCCCCAGACAGCGCCACCAGCGATGAGAATCAGCCGGTCGCGGCGGTAACCGCCACTGATACCGCAGATGTGGGCAGCACCTCCCCGCTTGAAAATCGCACCCCGGCTGTCCGCTTCGCCGTTCATCTGTTGGGTGACAAATACCTTTCGGAAATCAGCCAGGAGCAGCACATCGTCGCCAACGAACTGGCGACCGATGAGGGAAATGTTTACTTCCAGCGTCTCCTGAAGGCCAAAAATGACGTTGCTGATATTAGCGATCTCAGCCTGCATGCTGAGTGGAAGCTGGTGCAGGCCGTCAAAGAAGTTTTTCCGCAGGACAAAGAACACGACCCTGCACTGGTGGCCGCCTTCATGTCGAGCTGGATTAAGGCAGAAGCTGGTGATCGCAATCAGCTGGTTGAAGACTGGAAGAGTGTAAAGCACCCGGCCAAGGATGAGCCTGATTACTGGTATGAGAACGGCCTGCGGGTACTCAAAAACGGCGATGAGTTTACTCGTTACGCAGTATGCAAACTGCCGTTCCGTCAACAACTGCTGGCTCAACTGACGGTGGACGAACTGCGCCATCATGTCACCCGCGGTGAACATGCGGAACTGCATGCGCTGG